CCAAACAGCTTTGTGAATGTCTCCACCGGTCGCCCTCCTGTGTTCTCGTCCAGACAACAAGATCATCGGACAGACGGCCGGTGCAGGCAAATTTCAAATATCTTTGGCTAGTTCTCTCCTGGGTGTGGGAGAAGCACGGCTGGTGACTCTTACGACGAAGCGTCACCGGCTGTGCAGGGCATCACGCACACCCGGCCCGTAACATCCCACCCTGAAAGGTAACCCATGTCAAAAAGGAAAGCTGTGCCCGTGTCTCGTGCAGAGCGCAGAGCACTAAAGCAAGTCATTGAAGTAAGAACCAACGCGGATGGAAGCCGCACGGTCAAGGGGATTGCTGCCCCATTTGGAAAACAGTCAGTAAATCTTGGCGGTTTCGTTGAAATAATTTCGAGCACTGCCTTCGACCGCACGCTGAAAGAAAATCCAGACGTTTTGCTTCTGCGTCAGCATGACGCGTCTACGGTCATGGCCAGATCACTCTCCGGTACTTTGAAGCTGAGAGTCGATAAGAACCAAGGCTTGATGTTTGAAGCTAATCTCTCCGGCAAGAGCACCATTGCGAACGACACCATCGACGCGCTCTCCCGTGGAGATTTGGACTCTATGTCATTCGCGTTCAATTTAGGACCCGGACCCGATGCCGATGAGTGGAAGTATGAAAACGATACTTTGATTCGCGTGCTGCATGACGTGGACCTTGGCGAAATTTCCATTGTCAGTTTCCCGGCTTACCCCGATTCATCCGTTGCACTTCGCAGCATTCCGAAGAATCTACGCAGCTATCTCAAGCGCAGTGCAGACGACGAAAATCCTTGCGACCCTGATTCGTCGAACTATGACCCGGACGATCCTAACTGTACGGATGACGATGACGACAGAGACGAAGACGACGATTGCGAATGCGAGTGCCCCGAGTGCTTGGCGGACAACTGCGAACAATGCAGTGCTGAGAGTTGCACTGATACACGCTGTGAACGTTGCGCTGTACAAGCCCGCGACGGCCTGCGAATGAAAGTCCTCTATGCGCTCCGGCGCGGATAAAGATCGGTAGTAAGTAAAGATCACAACCACAATCTAGCTCACTGCCAAGGCGGGTGATTACTCCACAACGGAGTGTCCCCGCCTTTCGTGTTTGCCCAACCCGTGCGACGTGCGAAGCACGCTGCCCACCCTAACCCATAACACCTCGGTGAACCCGAGAAAGGCTTTTACAAAATGGTTTCTTTGCAAGAATTGAAGTACAAGCGCAACAAACTTCTTACGGATATGCAGGCAATCGGTCAGAAGGGTTTCACTACGGAATCGCGCACTGCGTTCGATGCGATGGCCAAAGATGTCGAAGCGGTAGAGGCAGATATTCAGCGTGCGGAATTGCTCGAAGCGCGTGCAATTGAACAGGCTAGCTTTACCCGTAGCGCCCGTCCCGGCACTTCGAACGGCGGCATCAACGTCGATGGCAGCCCTGAGCAGGCAAAAAAGGAACAGCGTGCGGCATTTCTGCAATATGCACGCGGCGGTTTCTCCGGCATGTCACGCGAACATCGCGACTTGCTGACGACTTCGGATGCGGCTGGCGGGGCGATTATCCCGCAGTTGTTTAATCCTGAGTTGATTTCTGCTTTGAAATACTATGGCCCGATTGCGAGCATGGTGCGGCAGCGCGTGACCAATAACAACGGCGCTCCGATGAAAGTCTCTTTGAGCAACGATACCGCGAACGGTTTGACGTTGCTGGGCACAGAAGGCGCCAGTTCCCCGGCTGAAACCGATCCGGCTTTTCAGTCCCTCATCCTCTCGACAGACACCCTCAGTGGTGGTCTGGTCAAGATTTCCGTGCAAGAACTCGAAGACGCGGATTTCGATTTGGATTCGTGGATTCGTGACGCCTTCGGCCTACGTTATGCACGCGGACTCGAACGGGCTGTGACGCTGGGCAAGGATTCGGCTGGTACCACCCTGCCTAACCAAGCGAGCGGCGGCATGGCGGGCGGCGCGGTTGTCGGCGCAACGACTACCTCCCTATCGGCTGGCATCGGCTGGGATGACCTCACAACCGCATTTGGTGCGCTGGACCCGGCTTACACGACCGATAAGGCTGTGTGGCAGATGAACAGCAACACTCGCGCGTATCTGGTCGGATTGAAGGATGGTTTCGGTCGTCCCTTCTTTACCCCCGATCCTTCCGTTGACGGTCCCTTCGGAAAGTTGCTCGGCTACCGGGTTGTGCTTAATCAGGCTCTCCCGAACATGGCTGCGTCTGCCAAGCCGATTCTGTTCGGTGACCCGTCGAGCGCGTACCTGTTGCGCACCGATGGCCAGCCGACGATTGTCCGGCTCTCGGAACGCTATATGGATACTTTGGAAATTGGTTTCTTCCTGTACCTCCGTGCAGGCGGGGCGTCAATCGTCGCTACCAGTGCGCCGAATCCCTTGGTCAGCATTCAGCAGGCATCGAGCTAAACAACTAACAGGTGTCTGGGCACGCTAACACGGGTGCCCAGCCCGGTTATCACTTACCCCACAGGAGAGCAATTTGTGAGTGACATTTCCACGCAGCGGTCAAATTCCGTCGCGTCTTTTCAAAGGTTTCAGAATGCCAAGGCCGCATCCCAGCGCATTGCACGCAAGGCCGCACTTGCGACGGCAGTCCATACCACATCCAAGGCGGTAACTGCATTCGAGCACGCTACCACAGTCCCTTCAACAGAGAAGCAAACCACAGTCCTGCAAGAGCAGATGGAGCAGGCCGCACTTAGCACGCAAGCCTTTGAGCGATTCAAGGCAACGAAGGCGGGCGAGTAATGGTATTCAAGCGCAAAGCAGAAATCACACTCCACGGCGTCAAGCTGACCATCGACCACGAAGACGAAGCGCGGGTGATTGTCGAAGACTGGCAGATTGACCGTGCGCCGAATGTCCCCGTGTTCTATCGCAATCTGGGACCGATTCGCAATCCGTACCGAGAACTGCTCTCGGCATTCATTGTCAAGGCACCCTTCAGCGGTCCCTACATTGAGCAGATCGCACCTGGGATCGATTACCGAAAACAGAATCTCCGGGCTTACAAGCCCAAGGGCAATCGATGACACAGGCGCACAGCCTTTGCGCTCACGTCGCGGCATCCACTGCCCAGCCACTATGCAGCATCACAGGCGCACATGGAAGGGAACAGTTTTCCTGCGTAGTTTGTAGTGCTACGACTATCGGCGCAATGGTCCAGAACCTTGGCACAGCCACTACAGCGAACGCGGTACGTTTCGACCGTTGTAATCATGGTCTGAATCCACGCGGCGCATTTTGTCCCACTTGCTTCCAAGGTGTCACAAGCTACTTGAACGTGGTGCGAACCATGGCGATATTCAGTGACAAACCGTTCTCGAACAGGCTCACACATTTGATTCGCAAGTTACGTACACTGCACCCCGACACCGGCATCTAGCGACCACCACAATTCAAGTCACACAACAGGCTGCTCCTAACGGGGTGGCCTTTTCATTTTGGAGAGGAGAGTTTTTTGGCCACATTCTCAGAATTTTTAACGCCTGCGGAAGTAGGCAGCATATTGAAAGTAAGTACCGATACGGTGATGCGTAAATTTAGCAAGGTTGCAGGCGTCATCGACCTTGGCAGTCCTGAAGGAAAATTCAAACGTCAGTACCGGACGCTGCGCATTCCACACGAGACTCTTGAGCGTTTCATCGTTGAAAATAGAATCTAGCAGTACAGCCCATCGGCCCTTAAACGGGGTTCGGTGGGCATTTTTTTTTGCATCCTACTTTTCCTTTCTCTTCCACGTCCCGATTACCAGCGCGTCGAGTCTTGCCTGCCTGTTTTTCACCCATGCCGCATAATGCTTCTCGGTCGTTTTGGTCGATGTGTGACCGAGTGCCTTAGATACTTCTTCGAGTGGTACACCAGCGGACAGCAGCCCGCACGCGAACGTATCGCGCAATTGGTGTGGGTGACCCTCTGCCATCCCCGCAGCTCTGAAAGCCTGCCTCAAGTCGTGCTGCCAATGCGTCACGGCTGTTTGCGGTGTTCCAGCTCCCGTGTTCCAGAAGATGTATCGTTCGTTGGCATTCAGCTTCATTGCCGCAACGACCACGGCTGCCACGTCTGGCGGGATGGGAACGGAAACGTTTGTGCCGGTTTTCTGGCGGGCGGTCGTCACTCGATAGATGTCTCCCTCTTTCAGTACCTCACTACGTTCGAGGGTCACAGCGTCCATGATCGCCAGTCCCGTGTGCCTCATCAATTGCACGATGGCATCAACGCGGGTTGCCTTTACGTCTTTGAACTCGGTAGGGATGACCTTTAGGAGTTTCTTGTATTGCTCGTCCGTCAATGGCAGTGTGGGAGCCTCAGTAGGCTGGATGGACTTCAGGACGGGTACGCGGTCGATCAGGCGTTTGTTGTAGCAGTGTTTCAGAAATCCTCGCAGACGTTCTTGGAC